ATAACCATTCCACCCATTGCAAACATATATTCAAGGTAGCGTTGGAATTCTCGCCTGAATTTGTTTGAAGTAAACACGTCATTCACTAATTCCCATTGTTTAGACTTATCAGCTTTGTTTTTGTCTTTACTTTGTTCTACACCGATTTCAACACCCTCGTTAAAAACTAAGCTAGCCATTTCCTTAGCACTGACTTTTCCCATTCCTAGCGATTTACGCTCACGATTAATCATTGCTTTTGTTCCCATATACTCTAATTGAACTGGTTTGCCAGCATATATATTTTTATTACGCTCGATGTCTGCATATTGTTTTTCGCTTATATTAATATGTTTATGATCCGATACTTTTTCCAAATTTTGTATAATTCCCATGCGCCTGAGCATCCCCCTTCCGAATTCTTTTATTTTATTCCACATCTAACCACCTCCAACTATTACACTCTGTTAGTACAGAATCGCATTTAATGCTTTAGGTTCAATCTTCTTAAATTATCGACTATCGCATAAATAAATGCGTCAATTGTATGATCTTCTTCTTTGATTGGCTTTGGCGCGTCTGATTTGATTGTTTTCTCATCCCATTCGTAACGCTTAGCTTGTTCTAGGAATATCTGATTATTTTCATTGTCAATCACGTATACCCTGCCTTGCGCTAGTAAATCATGCGTATGGTCAATCATGATGTGATTCTTACTTTTGTTCACCCCATGCCATCTCACGCCATAATCTAGGTAGTACTGGTTGCGAAACCCACCTTCCGCACTATCTATCGTGTATTTGTACACGCCATAACCTTTACCCTTGATAAACTCGTGAATGTCCTCAGACAGCTCACTAGGTGCTTTCTTTGTAACTTTACCCTCTGGGCTGTAATACCACGTATCAATCAGTATCAGGTTGTTCTTCGCCGTTATCCCTAAACACAACACTGCTGTTGCTGATGTTTGATGCCCGATGTCTGAGCTGTATATAACGTCAACAATTGGATCATCACTTGGTATCTCATCTATAATCTTAAATAGATTCATATTGTAAATATTTGAGCCAAAGCCAATGACTTCGCCTAAATATTGCCATCTATAATAGTCGTAATCATTCTTCTTATAATTTTCAATCTTGCGTAATAATTGCTGTGAGTTATATCCTCGCAAATCATCTAAATAAGTTGAATGGTGCACGTACCAGTCTGGGTTGTTCGTCAGGCTATCCGCCCATTCGTTTATCCAGTGATATTGCCCTCTTGGTGGGTTGTATGATACCCATGTATTAACTTCTAAGGCGTGAGGTAAATCGTTACGGATGAATGTATCTTGTACCGTATCAATCTCACTAAAGCCACGTAAAGCATCCGCTTCTTCAAACCACAAATCAGAGACATAACCTTTTTCAATCTTGATGGACTTTACTTTCTGCGGGTCATCCATCCCCATAAAATAAAACCCTGTCCGTCTTGTTTTGTGCAAGATAGTCATAGGGTTTGTTCTAAAATGATATTGGTCAGCTACGCCCGCTTGGTTCAGTGCCCACATAATTTGGTTATAAACAGACATTCTCAATGAGTTTGCTGTTTGCCTGAACAAAATCATGTTACTTTCAGGATAACGCTCTTTCTTTTCAACAAGAATTTGTGAGATAGCACTTGATTTAGTACCAGAGCGCCCGCCTTTAAGCAGCTTGTTTGGTTTCTTTGTTAAGTATGGTTTGTAAAATGTAGGGTTAAGCTCATCGACTAATCGATTAATTTTAATCGCTGTGTTCATCTAACCACCTCTGCATCTCATCTGCAGTGTCGACAAAGATAACTTTTGAATCATCTGTATCCATCTCACGCTCTAGTAAATCAAGTTCTTGTTGTGCTAATTTTGCATCCGCTTCTAATTTTTCTGCTTCTGCTTCAATCTTCCGTCTTGTCACATCATTATAATTTCTATATTTATTCGGTTTGTAGTTTTTGAGCAAGAATATTAATGCACTTGTATCGGGAGAATTTTGTTTCTTGTGCCGCACGACTTTTTGTTTTTTATTCCCATCATCGTCTACCCACATTTCAGTAGTCGTTTCTTCATACTCATAACCCAATGCTTTCTTTACGATGGCATTTTCTAATTTTCGGACTACTGGTTCTCTACCTTTTTTTAAAGCGTCGTTTATGTCGGAATATTTTTTACACCAAGTATTTAATGTATCTCGATGTATCCCCATATTGCTAGATATGTCCTCATTAGTTAGTCCGTCGCTCGCCCATGATTCTATCCTGAGCAAGCCGTCATCTGTCAGCCACTCATGATATTTACCACGAGCCATGCAATCACTCCCTTATCAGAATAGTCCCCACTCGGCTAGTTTCTCGAAGCCACCTAAGTCACTTATGTATTCATCTGCTATTTCAACAATATCTTTATAGGGTATTCCATTTACGTGTTCGTCTCCAATTGAACAGCTAAATTCTATTGTTTTATTTTCTTCTTGCGCTTTTAAGAAAGCGTATATATTAACAGATACATCCGCTTTAGAAAGGTCTTTACCGTGTATGCCTCCTCCTGTTACAGATTGAGCCATATCACTTCCTAGTTTTCGATTAGTCGCACCTGTATCAACATCCGTTCCGCCTGTCCAGTTTCCCAAAGGATTGATAATTACATCATTATAACCGTATGTTCTTATATCCTCGGCGTGGCTTTGACAGATAGTTAATTTCTCGTTATCCAGAATATACTTTCCGTCCGTTGGGAACTCTTTATATATTTCTCTAGCCAATACAGATAATTTTTTTTCTTCGTTGGTTAAAGGTACACCTTTGAATATCCCGTTGTCTCCGCATCGGATCATTTCCTCTTGATTAGTACTTAGATGCACATTTTGAGGTACAACTCTCAAATTTAGTTTCACATCACCTGCTATTCGTTTTACAATGGGTTGTATATCGCTCTCTGTAAAGTCTACGCTTGTTTCGACAATGATATGACAATTCCCGTGTCCTACAAGTATCTCAACTGCTACTTTTGGCTGCTTTTGTTTTGTATAAGCTAAATCTACAATTGCACCCGCTATTCGATCTGCTATTTTATCTGGGTGACTCGGATTTACTTTTTCGATCATACGTTTGCTCCTTCACTAATTAAAACGGCTTTCTCGCCTGTATATTCTTCCCAACGGTTAATAATGACATCTACATATTTAGGGTCTAGTTCCATCACAAAACAGTTACGGTCTAATTGTTCGCATGTTATTAAGGTACTACCGCTACCACCAAATAAATCTAAAACAATGTCGCCTTTTTGGCTACTATTGATTATAGCCTCTGCAGATAGCTCTAACGGTTTCATAGTTGGATGTAATTCGTTTTTGGCCGTACGCTTAATATCCCAAATATCAAATTTTGAATTTCCACCATAAAAATTATGCTCATCTATCCACCCATACATAATCGGCTCATATTTACTCATGTAATCACTATTGCTCAATGTATGATTGCCTTTATTCCAGATAATTAATCCGCGATGTTTTAGATTAGTTTCATCTAGCGCACGATAAATGTAATCCAGGCCTAAACGATAAAAGCAAACATAAAAAGCGCCTGAAACATATGCTTTAATATTTTCAAAAATAGAACGAATAAATTGATCGCCTTGCTCGCGAGACATTTTATCGTTCTGAATAGCTCCATGTTTTTCGTTATAAGATTTACTACCGTCTGCATGTACGCTTCCAGTGAAATCCATCAAATACGGAGGGTCCGTAAAGATCATCTCGGCGCGTTGCCCCCCCATGAGCGTTTCTACATCGCTTGCTTTGGTACTATCTCCACACATCAGTCGATGTCGCCCTAGTTGGTATACGTCCCCTGTTTTAGATTGTGGATCCTCAGGAAGTTCTTCATCAAAGTCATCTTCTTCCACTTCCTCATCGTCAATATCGAAGTCCGTTTCAACAAAACCAAATTCTTCCATATTCATTTCAATATTGTTTAATTCTTCTTCTAATGCTTCAAAATCCCACTCCGCAAACTCACTTGATTTGTTATCTGCTAATCGATATGCACTTACTTGATCATCAGTTAAATCACTTGCTCGTATGACGGGAACTGTATCAAGCCCTAATTGTTTACTCGCTTCTAATCTTGTGTGCCCAGCAATAATTACATTGTCTTTATCAACGACAATAGGAACTTTGAAGCCAAATTCTTCTATCGAATTAGCGACGTAATCTATCGCCTCACCATTAAATCGTGGATTATTCTGATAAGGTATCAATTCATCAACCTTTAAAATTTCTATTTCCATTTGTAAATCTCCTGTTCAAGTACATTTTGTTACTTAACTATATAGTTACTTGTTTTATGATAATTGCACTTATCACATGTGCCGCGCTCTCCGCCTGTCTGGTACATCTTGATACCTGAGTTATACATTTCCCTAGCACATCGGCGGCAGTAGGTTCTAACGTCCTTTGCTGGTTTCTCTGAGATACTTCTCGATGTTTGCATCTAATCTCCTACCCGCCTTCTGTTTCTGCTTCAATTCTTCTTTGGTTAATTTCTTTTTAGTCATGTAACCACTCCTATTAATTATTGAGACACACTCTAGAGGATATGCTCCCCTGACTTCGGATTTGGAGTCCGATGTTTTTCTAATTAAACTAAGAGTGC